GTAACAAGATTATCAAGTTCTCCTACTTATTCTCCTACTAAAAAAAATTATAAAAATGTATATTGTGCTAATTGCGGTGAAAAAGGTCATGTAGTCAAAGAATGCGAAAGACCTATTACCAGCTTTGGAATTATCGCTTTTAAAGTTGTTTATTCAAAAGAAGACGAACAATTTGATAAAAATTTATATTTAACGAATTTAATGAACGAAACTGGAAAAAGTATCCCTGAAACAAGTTACCCAAAAATCAAGTTTTTAATGATCCAACGCAAAGATACCATGGGTTATATCGATTTTGTTCGAGGAAAATATAGTATGGACAATGAACAAGAACGAAATGAAACTATTCAAACTTTGATGAATGAAATGACTTTTGAAGAAAAAACAAATTTAGTTAACCAAAGTTTTGATGAAATTTGGGCATCACTTTGGAACAATCATTCGAGTCGATCTTATACGAATGAATATGAACTTGCCAAGAAAAAGTTTTATCAACTTGATATCCCTAAATTAATCTCTCAATCTGAAAATCTGTATTTTCATACAGAACTTGGATTTCCTAAAGGCAGACGCAATATGAGAGAAACCAATATCTCATGTGCCGAACGCGAATTCTATGAAGAAACAGGATATAACAAGTCGAATTATGATTTTATTAAAAATTATAATATGATTGAAGAAGAATTTGTTGGTACCAATGGAATTACTTATCGTCATATTTATTATTTGGTAAAAATGAAATCAAATGTCAGTCCCCCATGTGTAGACAAAACCAATAAAGTGCAAACTGGCGAAGTTAAAAATATTGGATGGTTTACTTTGGATGAATGTATTTCTGTTTTGCGCCCTTATGATCAAGAAAAAGGGAATGTACTCCGAAAAGTCTACGATGACTTGGTTAAAATGAATTTCAACTTTCAGTTGTCCGATTTTTACACCAATTTTAAAGCGGATGACCATTCCGATGACCAATTCCATACCGATGCTGATTTATACGATTTCACCGAAAATGTTTATTTATATACAAATAGTCATTTAATCGATAACCCTTTTAATAAAAAAAAGTAATTCTTAACTCACGTACGCATTTTATTTGCACGTGCGCATTTTATTTGCACGTGCGCATTTTATTTGCACGTGCGTAAAACATTTATTATTTTATTCAAGCTATATAATTATATATATGTTGAACAATACAATTTCAATTGTAATGATCGGTTTGATCATTTGGATGTGTTATATAAAATACCAAGAATATCAATATCATCTTTTAGCTCTTGAAATTGAAAACCAAAGAATGAAGGAGAAAATGAAATATCTACAAAATTATAAAGATGATGTTTCCAAAACCTTTAAAATCTTGAATACAGAGTTGGAACTCATTAAAAGTAATATGCCTCAAGAAACTCGCGCACCCGCTGAAACATCATCGACTAATGACATTTTTAGCACCCTTTTTAATAGAGTTTTTTCCGTATCAAATACAAATATACTTCCCCAAGAACAACTGTTTACTCAAGAAAATTTATTACAACCCGAACAAGTGCCAACACAAGCGCCCCTAGAAACAGATCAACCAGAACAAAACCAACAATTAGAACAAGCCCAACCAACTCAACCAGCCCAACCAACTCAACCACAACCAGAATCAACCCAGATGCAACCCGAATCAGAACCAGTTCAAACCAGAATGAAGCCGCGATTATCAATCGATACGACTCAAAGATCTGATTCTCCTATCATTCGATTAAATTTGGAAGCAAGCTTATTAGACGGACCTAGTCGTTTTGATAACCAAGCTAGTTTAATCGAACATTTGCAAAACGAATACTCTAAATATTTAATGTAAAAATTTTAAATGACCTAACTAAATCATACCCAAATAGTTGGCGCGAGCCCGTTTTGGGGGGACGCCCTTTTTCATACGTTTTTTCTTTGAAAAAACGGACGGGTCTGGAGGACCCTAAGGGCGTATTTAAAGTTAATTTTACATTAAATCTAAAGAAAATGATTGATATTTATTTAATACAAACCATTTTGAATATATGTTGGTACATATTTAGTATCATTTTTGTGTTATATAAATTTACATCGTTTTTTTCATATATTTTTAATTTTATCAAGTTCTTGGGCAAAATTACTCAAGTGTTTGTTTATCTTAAAGATCAAATCGTTTCCTTTTTTCAAAAAAGAAGAAATCAATATGTATCAAGAACTAACGAAAGTGAAACTTTTGTCGAACGATTTAAAAAGGGCGTCCGATATATTTTTTCCGGTTCACAAACAGATTTAAATCGTGCCGATGACCTAGGTTCCTATGAAAGTCTTTGGCTAAATGACTTAGAAGAATCTAAAATTGCTCCTACAAGAGGAGACGTCAATAATCAAATTTCTTTTTCTGCACTTTCTTATCGTGAAAGCTTAGATCCATTCAAATACGATCGGAACGACCGGAACGACCGTGAAAAAGACGATTTTGGACCATTTATAGGTCCAAGTACTAGTTCAAAAAGCTTTATGTCAGTACCATTACAAGTAATCGAAAAAAAGTAAAGCCCAGATGTCGTTTAAAACACCTGGGCTTTACCTTTTGAAAAGGGTTTTCTTTAAAGTTTGAGACGATTCATTCTGAATGCAACTAATTCGGGATCTTCAGATTGATCAATCATCGGTTTGCAAGCTTGTACATAAAATCGTGTAGCTAAAGATCGCTTAACAAACATACAATCACGATTGTATTTTCGATGCGAAGTTCCAGCTCGTAACATTTTATTATGCTTTTGTTCAAATGTCAATGGCTCGAGCACTCGTTTCTGAATTTCTTGATTTGCTTGCGTCACTTGCGTCGCTTGTAGTCGTTTATTAGGCGCAACTTTTTCGATTTCGATTTTTTTGAGATTGCGCTCAAGGTATTTTAACAATTTTTCTTTTGTTAAAATCTCCTTTCGTTTATGTTCAACTACGATTTGTGACACATCATATTTATCAACGGTTACTTTGAAAACGCCATTGAAATTCCATCCTAATGTTGATTGACAATTAAAGTGGTACTTCATTTTCAAAATAGCAATAATCGATTCCACAAGCGAATCTAATTCGTCTCGATGCTTTTGATAAGCCTCGAAATCAGCTTGATGTTTCTCGACAAAAGAACTGATGTCAATCACAGGCTCGAAAAAATTCTCAGAAAGCTTTCGAAAACTCCATTTTCCACGAACTAATCTTAACTTGCCGAATGCACCGGATTCGGTTTCCTTGAGAATCCACGTTTTAACAATGGTATCCGTTAAAACCAATTCGGTATGGTAAAAATGATCAATGTTTAAAACATTCAAGGTATCGAATTGCTGAGTTAAAGTGTCCATTGTTGCTAGTACAAATGTTTATCATTTAAATTCAATTTTTTTTAGAAAATGCTGGGCTCAACCATCAAATGTTTATACAACGTCTCATTGCTGAATGCATATGGTTCATTTTGAATTTTTACCAAGAGATCATCCATAATCTTTTCAAAGACTTTTTGACCTTTCATTTCTTTGTATGATACTCTAATAAGTTTAATACCATTGTCGATACAATACTTGGTTTTAATTTTATCGCGTTCTTGAATAATCTTGAACCATTCTTCGATATTATAATTTTTACTTGTAAATTTAAGTGGTTTGAAATGCTGCTCACCATCACATTCGATGATCATATTATCTTTAGGTACGTAAAAATCAAATCTAAATTGCTTATTGTGCTGTGATAAACAGTCTTTGTACATTTTTTGAGTGACAAACTCTAAATTGTGTTTTCGTAGATACGTTATCATTCGTTTTTCTAATTGTGTACTGTTGCAAAATTTACAAAAAGGTGTGTAATTACCGTTTAATGCTTTTTCAAAAATTTGCTTGCATTGTCCACATTCAATTTGTAATAAAGAATTATTATTTATGTATTCTGAACTTATTAATTTGTCTCCATAAGATTCGATTAGATTTTTGACATCATCGTATTTTAATCTTGTTCTGTCAATACCACATGGATGACACCCTCCACCTTGTCTATAACTATTCGCTATTTGACTAAAAATAACATTGCATGTTCCGCATTTGATTCGTATCTTAGTTCTTGAATCAGTATATTCATCAATTAATGTGTCACCTCGACTTTCTACATATTTTTTGAATGTATCATTTGATAATTTTCGTGTTAAAAAAATGACATTTTGGACATCGTTGTTTCATGACATTGAAATGATAAAAAGACATTGAAAAGATTTCTTTACACTGATTACAACGAATATCTAATTTAGACATACAATTTGTATATTCTTTAGAACACAATGTATTACCTGTGCTATTAATGATCTCTCTTACTTCATCATAAGTATGTCTTTTTAAAATTTTTGGGTGTAAATTAGAACGATAACTTTCAGTTCCCTTTAAGAATCATTTGAAATGACTGGGTGTATTCTTGATTGCATTTATGACAAGTTATTTGCAATTTTTGTCGATAATTTTTATATTCAGTTGAAAGTAATGTATCTCCAAGTTCTGATATTTTATTTGATACTTGTTCCAAAGTAAATCTCATTTTATATTTAATATTCGTTTAACTTTAAATATTAAAATAAATGCTAAATATAATTAAATAAAATGTTAAATATCCGTTAAATTAAAATGTTAAATATCTGTTAAATTAAAAATCCTCGTCGAAAGATACTTTCATGTCCTCTTCAGAATGACCAACACCTGCACGGCTGTACGACACGTTTAAGGATTCAAAAAAGTTGATCTTTGACGTTAAACTCAGCAATTCCATGAAGCCAAATGGATTTTCAACATTGTATAATTTAGTGTAATTTAATAAAACCAACCAACGGTCGGCTACATATTTAATATAAGTTTTCATAAGTTCGCTGTTCATGCCTAATAAAGAAACGGGCAAAGATTCAGTAATAAATTCTTGTTCGATTTCAACAGCTTCTCTGAAAATTGCGTGTACAACAGATTCATCTAAACGTTCAGGTAACATATTGTACAATTCAATAGCAAATTCTGCATGCAAATTTTCATCACGAGAAATAAATTCATTAGCTGTACATAATCCAGGCATTAAACCTCTATTTTTTAACCAATAAATAGCACAAAATGAACCACTGAAAAAAATGCCTTCAACGCAAACAAATGCTAATAAACGTTGTGCAAAATTAGGTCGCTCTTTTGTAAAAAAAGATAAATTAGGAACACCCATTTGTTCTGCTTTACGAATCGATTCAAGTGTTTCTTTTGGAATGGATTCTACAAGAGTGGTCCCTTCTTCGATCCATTTCATAGCCCATTCTGCTTTACGGGCAACTGCCGGAATCGTTTCCATCGCACGGAATAAATTATTTTTTTCATCGGTATCTACAACATATGCATCAATAAGAAGACTGTATTGTTCTGAATGAATGGATTCAATCATCATTTGAACAGTGTAAAATTGACGTGCTTCTGGAATTTGAACTTCATTATAAAAATTTAAAACTAGATTTTCATTGACAACTCCATCTGCTGATGCAAAAAACGCAAGCACATTTTTTACAAAAAATCGTTCCGAATTAGTTAAACGCTCGCGCCAATGCTCGAGATCATCGATTAACAACACTTCTTCAACTGTCCAGAACGTACTAATATGATTTTTATAAAATTTCCATAAATTATGGTATCGAATAGGAAAAACGGTATATCTTTCAGAACCAGTATGTTTAAGAAAGTTGGTATTATTTGACATTTTAATATACCAAAGAAAAATAATTTTCATTTGGACCTCTTTAATTTAAAATTTCTTTAACTTAGTCGTAAAGTAAAAAAAGGATTTTGAAGCAACGTATCAATGCATAATTCTGCAAAGAATTTTAATTAACATTATTAAAATAAAGAAGTTCAAATTAAAATTCTTTGCAAAATTCTGCATTAATACACGGCTGCTAATTAACTTGATCCCTTAATAAATTTTTACAGGAATGGATGGTGGTAACCCGTTTTGGGGGACGCCCTTTTCCTAAAAGGGCGTGTTTAAAGTTAAACGAAATAGGTATATCATAAAGATGTCTTCAACACAACGTTCAAAAGATTCTATTAATTTAGATTACATGATTAATCAAATTTTCAGTGAAGAACCTCAAACCCCGCACTTTTATCATTTGGATCTTGAAGAAAATGAAGGTCCTTCTGTTGAAAATGAAACAAGAAAACAAATTCGTTCTAAAAATACGGCCAACATTTTAATGACCATTTTTTTCAATGGATGCAAGAAATTGTTTGGAGAATCTGTAGGACCTAATAATATGACAAAAGAACAATTTGAACTTGTCGACAAATACATTATGTCATTTGGATATACTACTCGATATGAATTTGAAACCGATGATCAAAACGTTCCTGTCAGTCTTCAAATTTGGTTTGAAAAATTACTTTAAACTATTACTATTATCGTTTTTTACCCAGTTTTTTTTTAAAAGTTTAATATAATTATAATGGAGTTTATATTAAACGCAATAAGAAATATCACAGAAAATGCCAATTTAATTTTAAATAAGAATAATTATCATGGAGCACTTTGGCTTGGCAATGCTCGAGCCATTATTGATGCCGATTTTTTACAACAAAATAATATTACAGCTATCATAAATTGTACTCCTAATGCACCTTTTATTTATGAATTAAATTCTGTTTCAGATTCCGGGTCAATTCATTGCCTCGAAACCTTGAGGATTCCCGTTTATGATTCGTTAAAAGACCGTGATATTTATTTAATGGAACAAATGTACCCTATGTGCATGGATTTTATTTTTAAAAAATTAATAAAAGAAAAACAAAATATAATCGTAAATTGCACTGCAGGACGCCAACGCAGCGGATCAGTTGTCGCTATTGCTTTATATCAATTAAACTTGTTTCCTAAAAAAAGAACCCCTTCAGAAACAATGCGAGACATTATACGTTATATCTTAAAATGCCGCCCTCAAGCCTTTTCCTGGGGCATGCGCATCAATTTCAAACGATCGATTGAAAATTACCTTGGAATTACATTTTAAACGCCTTGAAATTAATTACACCTTGGAATTACATTTTAAATGTTTAATTACACCTTGGAATTACATTTTAAACGCCTTGAAATTAATTACACCTTGGAATTACATTTTAAACGCCTTGAAATTAATTACACCTTGGAATTACATTTTAAACGCCTTGAAATTA